CCAGACCATACTAGTTCTCGAAAGCAGGCTGTGCTTCCGTATAGCATTACGCTTTTTTAAACGAACCCCTCGTGGTATAATACCATGAGACTCGGTCGAGCTGAGATTATTTTCCATCTGGCGATAAGCAAGTGCCAAATGATAAAACTCAGAATCTTGATCACGAGTTATAGGAGTTTCAACGAAAAAAGTCGTGAAACCACTCAATTTCTCATGCAGGTTCAACGCAACATTAGGAGTAGAATCATATCTAGAAATGAATCCGATATAATCTGAAACTCCCCTCTCTTCTTCGAAAAGAAGTCCCGGTCGAACCATAGGCTGGTCCCCGTAAAGCTTCCCACGCAAGGAAGAGCGCTCAAACTCTTTCTTCGACATAAAAGGCGATGCCCTTTTGACAAAACGAATCGTCGCAGAGTATAGATGCCTGTAGCCGGATAGAAAAGCTTGATTAGCATGTTGGCGAGCTCCTTCAAAAACTGAGGAGTCGTACAGTGCTCGAGAAGCAAGCACTGGTATGCGATAACGCTTCGGGGTAATGTCTTTCCCCGCAAAAGCATACATACCACAGGATTCCCTAATGGGAGAACTGCCGATAAAAGATTTATCGACATTCACCACTAGTCCGAAAGACTGTAATAAAATAACCAGTCTACCTGCAGCAAAATCCGGAATACAAATATCATCACCATATACCTGAATCGATCTTTCGAGGTGTTTAAAGCCTCGTCGAAAGCCATTAAAGGTGAGATAATCATCTAGGACCTCTGACACATGTGTGTATGAAATACACGTGTTTAAGAAATCTTGCTCGATCGTCGCCCAAATGGCACAGGCAGCAAAAATGGTGCTTTGGACCGGAAATGTTAAAGCCGATCCCATTCCACCATACATAGATAGTTCTATCACCCGTTTACCAACATCGACATTCCAGGTTCTTCCCAATAAAATATTGTGAAGTATATCGCCTGAGAACAGACGAGTCACCAGATCAACAGAAAGATGATCTGAAGCGGCAGATAGATCTATAGTTGAGGGTTTAAAACCACTCTCGGAAACAACGCTACCGCGGAGTGCACAATCTCTAGAAAGGGATTGGTCGCAATAACGAATAAAACGTCCAATAGCAAGGTCGTGATCGAAATCGTTAGAACGATACCAATCATACTTCAAACCCTGCTGCGCGAACTGAGTTTCCGGCGGCTCCATTGTTATGGGACGCAAAGAGCTGGCGTCTTTAGCGACGAGTTTAAGCACAGCATTACGCTGGAGGCTCAACTCGTAGGTGACGTCATCAACATGGTACCGTGATAGTAACGACGACTGGAGTGTAGGCCGATAATCCCTGTTTTTTTCAGGAATGGTTTTAGCTCCAGTGGAAGTACTGCCAGGACCGTGATTCCCGCCGAAGCGAAAATCGATAGTCAGCAGCCAGTTCACGATACGCCGAACGGCCTCAATATCTTTAGAGGCCGCTATGATGGGTTGAGGGCTGACTTGTCTGTGGATCCAAGCGCTTTGCGCTGAATCTTCAAGATCAGGTCTGCTGAGTGGAAGCTTGCTTAGATACAGAAACCAGGTTAACAAGTACTGGATAACTTCCGCATCCATCTCTGTAATGTAACGACCAGTGAGAGTAGTTATAGCCCGATATAAAGGGTTACAGGCTAAATCCTCACCCATGTCGAAAGTGATATGGCCATCGGTCACAGAGAAACCTCGTAGAAAGATCATTGCGTGTTGCTGCAGCTTCTTTGTAACTTGAACGAAGCCAAAAGCATCGATAAGGTCTGCGTAGCGATTAAGCTGATCACGAACCTTACGATTACGGTCAGATCTTTTGAGGTTTTTTGCAAGTGGATTGTCGTACAGGAGAACACCGTGGAAAGCCAACGCGTTAATAGCGGAGGCTCGCTCTGATTTTACCGGTATATCTATGGGAATTGTTTCAGCCCATAAAGTGGCAAAAACTACGGGATCAACCTGCTTAGAACGCATAATTAACCCAGCGGATTGATACCACTGAGCGCATTAAGCGCAGGCGTATTGACGGGCTTATTAGCAGCAACGGGTGTCAACATAAACCCTATTGCTTCAGTAAGGACACGGTGTGAACCGTCCCCGAACAGCA